GTATAAGAATGCACTACGGAAAGCTGGACGAATTTTGCAAAAGGAAACGAAAACACAACTAAGAAGCGTAGTAGGTAAGGCAATAAATCATAAGAATAGATGGAACGGCAAAACTTTAGGCAATGGTGTAAAGATGAAAGTGGACAAGGAAGCAACAGAAGCGAAAGTTCATATAATGGGCGACTTTAGGTTAAAGTTCTTTGAACTTGGAACAACTACCAGACAGCTTAGGAAAAACGGAGCTAATAGGGGGAGGATGAAGGCTGCACATTTCTTTAAAACTGCTAAAGATAAAACGGAACATGCCATCTTCGATAATATAAATCAAATGGTTGAAGAATCAATAACAAGGATTGCTAATAAAAAATGAGCTTACAAATAGGAAAGGCTATCTATCATTTATTAAAGAAAGATAGCAGGATAAAAGAAAAGGTAGGTTCTAAGATATATCCTTTGATAGTTGAAGAATCCACCACTTTTCCTTTTATCATTTATAAAAGAACCAATATCACACCAAACTACACTAAAGGCAGTTATTCCGTTAATGAATCTGTTACGGTTGATGTAGTTATAGCTTCTAAAGATTACATAGATACCATTGAACTGGCAGACTATGTAAGGGATGCTTTAGAAGGTAGAAGGGGTAACTTTGCAGGAGTAGAAATAAATGATATAAGGATGATTAGTGCAGATGAAGAATACATAGAAGATACATTCATTCAGAATTTAACATTCGACATAAACACAAATGGCAAACAAAATACTTAGAGGTAATGACCTGATGATTTTTAAAGATACAACTGGTGCTGGTACTGCTTATAAAGCATTGGCATTTTCAACCAGTTGCCAGCTTTCCTTAACTGGAAACACTTTGGAAACTTCATCAAAAGACGGTGGCAAATGGACTAGTAAAGCGGTAAGCAAATTAAGCTGGTCACTTACAACTGACAATTTATATAGTGTAGAAGATTTTAATGCTTTAGTAAATAGCTGGATAAGCAGGGAAGAACTTACTGTTGCTTTTGCTGTATGTACCAATGCAGATAGTGACACAGGTATGCCTGCCGATGGCTGGACTGCTGGCGGTGGATATACAGGTAAGGTAGTTATCACCAGTATTACTGCTAATGCTCCAGATAATGATAATGCTACTTACTCTGTTACTCTGGAAGGAACAGGGGCTTTATCGCCTAAAGTAGCGTAATATATTCACTGGGGAAGCTGTTGCAGTTTCCCCTTTTTTATTTATATACTATGGAAATTCAAATTAAAGGTACTGCATATAATATACGATATACTATCAGGGCTATGTTCGTATTTGAACAGATAACAGGCAAGATATTCAGATTGGAGAATCTGACGGATTACTACCTGTTTTATTATAGCCTGCTGATAGCGAACAATCCAGATTTACAAATGACATTCGAGGACTTTATTAATGAATGCGATGATGAACCAGCCTTAGTTATCCAGCTACAGGAATTTCTTTCTAAAGAGATGGAAAAGCAGTCTGCATTCATTAGTGATACTGTAGATTCAAAAAAAAAGTAACGATTAGCGAACTGTATGCTTTAGTAGTTCTCGAAGCAGGTATAGCACCTGATTATTTTCTGGACAGGATGCAGATGTATGAAGTGAAGGCAGTCTTGGAAAATCTGCAACATAAGAATAAGACTGGCTGGGAACAGGCTAGGATGATAAGCTATATCATAGCCCAAACTAACAGTACCAAGCAGTTATCACCTACTGATATTATGAAGTTTGATTGGGATGAAGCCAAAGAGAAAGATACTTCTATCAGTAAAGACGATATAGCCAGACTACAGGCTAAAGCTAATCAATTTATAAACACACAAAACTAAATATATATGGCTGATTTAGTAACCAGACTATTACTTGATTCATCTGGTTTTAATAATAACATAGTTAAGAGCAGCAGGCAAGTACAGGAGTTTCAACAGATAACAGGCAATATAGTAGGTACTATAGGAAAGTTTGCTGCTGGTATTGGAATTGCAACTACTGCCAGTGACGCTTTTATGAAGATAATAAGAAGCTCACAGGCTACTAATGATGAATGGGACAATACATTAAATTCCTGTAAAGGAACTGTAGATTTATTCTTTCAGTCTATGTCTGCTGGCAGTTTTGAAGCATTTAATAACGGTGTTCTTTCTACAATAAGGAATTTGAAAGAACTTTCTGCTTTGCGTGATTCGTTGACTGATGCTAAGTTATCAATGGGATTCAATACTAAAGTCTTTGAAACGGAGTTTACGAAATATGAATCTATAATCAGGGATACCACTAAAAGCAAGCAGGAACGGGAGAAGGCATTTAAAGACTTGCAAAAGTTGAAAGACGATTTTAAAATAGATGTTACTGATGTCTTGGGAGGTGCAGAAGAAGAACTTATTCAATCATTGAATATTAGAACAGGACGAAAAGACTTTAATATTAATGATATACATAAATATATATCAATCAATAATAATGATTTTTCATCTAGAAATGAGAAAAGAGCATTAACGGAGTATCAAGACCAGTTAAAGGCATACGAAAAGGAAATAAACCAAATACAAGGCAGGATCAATTCTACCAGAGGTGATACTAATGAATGGACAGGTGAAACCAAAAAACAGATGAGGGAAAAACTGTCTTCTATTAAGCAACAAATGGAACTATTCAAACAGCAAAATTCAGAACTTGAAAAGCAGAATTTCTTGAATCAGGATAATGATGCCAATAGAGGTGAAATGATTAAAAACTATGAATATGCTTATGATTTGAAAAAGCGTATGTATGATTTTGATAAACGCACATTGGAACTACAGAATAGCCTTAAACCTACTGGAGGAAATAATAAGGTAAAAACAGAAGAAGTAATTCCTGCTGGTTCTGTTGCTGAATTGGATAAGCTGATAACGGAAGCCAGAAAGAAGTATGCTGCTGCCATTACAGACGATGCCAGAGTATCTGCACTAAAACTGATACAGGAACTGGAACAGAAAAAAATAGTTCTGAATATTACTGCTAAATATAACAGTAGGGAGCAGGGAGATTTAAAACCTGCTGGTATTCCATCTGTTAAAGGCTTTAATTCAAGGGATATTGGTAAACTAACTTCTCCATTTGTAACAGAAGAAGATGTAAAAGTAAATAATGATTATGCAACTTCATTAGGTGCTATTGCTACTGTTATGGGTTCTATATCCCAAATGACAAATGAAGGTGCTTCTGCTTGGTTAACTTGGAGTGCTAATTTAATGACAGCTATAGGTACTGCTATTCCTGCTATAGAAGCTCTTATTGCTGCAAAGAAAGCGGAATCTATAGGAAATGCCGTAGCCAGTGCCACACAAACTCCAGTAGTAGGTTGGTTGTTGGCTGGTGCTGCTGTAGCTTCTGTAATAGCAGCTTTTGCCACTATGCCACAATTTGCCAATGGTGGTGTAGTTGATGGCAGTTCCTTCTTTGGTGATAAGGTGTTGGCTAGGGTGAATAGTGGTGAAATGATTCTGAATAAAAGTCAGCAGTCCAATCTGTTCAACCTGTTAGACGGTGGTTCATCTGTAAAAGGAGGTGCTATGTCAGGTGAAGTTGAATTTAAGATTTCAGATAAAGCACTGGTTGGAGTTTTAAAACAACACAATAATAGAACAAACAGACTAAGGTAAAATGGGCTATCAATTAATATATAACTCATCTTTTAAGGATATAGATGAGAATACTATCAATATTGAAATATACAAGGATTCGGGAGGTACTTTGATAGCTTCTGAATTACTCTGTTCTGCTGATGCAGTTTCAATTAACTATGAATCAGATGATGATGTATTCAAACCAATCAAATGTTCGGATTGCCAGATTAATGTCTTAACAACTAAGGTACTGGCTAATCTCTACACAGCATTAGGAAACCAGATATATTGTACCATCTCAAAGAATGGTTCTTTATTGTGGTGTGGTTATTCAGTCCCTTGTCTTTACAGTACGGATTATAATGAAGAATATAATTTGTTATCCTTGCAGTTCAATGATATCCTTTCATCTCTTGGTAACTATAACTACACCTATCTAAATGAAAAGCAGTCTATAGTGTCTTTCTATCAGGTAATCAAACATATCATAAGCCAGATTGATACTAATGAACTAATAAAGAATGTCTATGTACATAACGCTAAGAAAATAAATGATACTACTGATTTACTAAATAACTTATCCATCCTTGATAGGAATTTTTTTGATGAAGCAAATGAACCAGAGAATTGTAAAGACGTATTAGAATATATTGCAAGGTATCTGGGTATGACTTGCTATTATTATGGTGATTCTATTTATTTCGTGGACTATGATATTATTAAGAATATCAATTCATATACTAAATATACCCTGTCAGATGATAGTAATACGGTGGTAGCACTTGATAACACCGTTATTAATGTTAATCAGAATATTTATGAAAGTAATGCCAGTATAGCTATTGGTGAGCTATATAATAAGGTGGTGGTAGTTGCTAATTCAAATTCTAATAATACTATAATTCCTGAATGGAATGATGAGGATGATATTATAAATCAGAATGTAGACGCAAATAAGTATTATGAATCGACAAGGGATATTAGTGGTAAGAATTATACATTATTGAATGCTTTCTTTAAATCGAAGAATAATTGGGATTGGAATAAGCCATATCTTTTTGAGATTAACAAACCAATAGAACCGATAGAAGAAGTAACTCCAGATAATGCTGCATCAAATGGTAGCTACTGGCAAAAGGCAGCATATTATGAGACTGCCAATGAACCTTCTTCTTTAAATTGGAAGACATATTTTACGATAAGTGATTACGGTCTGATGGGATGGAAAACAACAGACGGAGTCCAATTGTCATTGAAAAATAAGCTACCTATAGCAGTCAAAGGTGGAACTTTCATTATTGATATAAATTATAGGCTGTCTGGTGATTGGAATGCAGCAGAATGTATTGTAACATCTGATGAACAATACTATGATGGTAAATATTCCACAGGATTCACGGATACGATGTTTAAATGTAAACTTGCAATTGGTGATAAGATGTACTATGATGGTGATGGATGGGTTAATTATCAAGAGTATCATAATAAAGTTGCAAGGAATTATTATAAGATATGTAACGGCCCAAATACTTGGGCAGGTGCAACTTGGTATAAGTATCTGGATGAATACGGCTACTGGCGATTTGTTACTAAAGGGGAATATGATTCTATTTCTGGACGTGAAAAGTATAGCGGTGGATATGCGGATAGAAATTATGTGTATTCATATACCAATAGTAATAATGAGCGTGTATTTGTCGAGAAATGGTTCTATGATGAATGTAAATTGCAAGACTGTTTTTATCTGGTACATAAGAATAAAGTAGGGGATAAGGTGTTTGATACAGATTATTCATTGACTAATACAGTTTCGTGGCGTATGAATCTGGCAGAAAGTGAAGATGGTGTTGCCGTTTCATTGCCATCTGATAAAATGACATTAGGGGAATTGATATTTGAACTTTACGCTCCTAATCAACTTGGAACTACTCCTATGAGACGTACCGATAAAGAACCTGTCAGGTGTAATTCATTTCATATTAATGATGTTAAATTGAAATATACTACATCTGATTATGTGAAGGATATTTTTAATGATGAAACGTATGATGAAGACTTGAAGTTTGAGAATGTAATTGATGAAAATATAGTCAATGATTTTGATGATATTGAATTTAGAATCAATACTTATAATGAACACGCAGGCAGTTATAGCTATGTTCTTACTAAGATAGGAGATGAGTATTACTTTGTTGATACGTTGACTGATACAGCTTCACTGGATAAACTGAAAGCAGAAGAGCACTGTATTAATAAATATGTGAATTACTACAGTAAACCACGGTTCAGATACAGTAACTCAATAAAGAATAGGGATATATCGCTTAATTCAATCCTGAAAGAGAATACCTTGAATAAGAACTTTGTAATCAATTCCATCACTTACGATTTGATTAATAATAAATGTGATGTTGAATTGAATGAAATACGATGATATGGAAATAAAATCTAACTATATACCACATAATTTCAGGAACAAGTATTTAAAGAATGTAGGTGGAAGTTATTCGAGCACAGTTTTACAGCCAACAGTATCAGGTGAAGCAGGTACTAAAGTTGTGGTAATTGATGATTTGGAAACTTCCAGCAAGGATAAGGCATTATCTGCCAATATGGGTAAATACTTGAATGAAAACAAACAAGATAAGAATGAATATGTAGATACGATAAATCAGTATTTAAGCACAGATTCTGATGTGAAATTTAACTCTGTCGCTGGCAAGAATGGAGAGTTTGACAATCTGAAAGTAAAAGGAGGGCTGGATGTCTTTACTATTACGAGTAATGAGGTAAGGGGAACTAATGGAATTTTATATGTTACCGATTCAGCACAGGTAACAGGTATAACTTCCAATGAAAATAATGTAATGGTTCTTACAGTCAGTGATTCTGTCTTTAGGGTGGATGATATTCTACTTAGCCAGACTTTTGATTCATCTTCAAAGAAGATAGTCTTAAAGGTAACTACTGTAGATGGTACAACTATTACCTGCAATGTCATAGAAGCATTAGGCAATATAGAAACTGGTGATGCTTTAGTAAGGATAGCCAATACGAGTGATGCAGCCAGACAAAGTTCTATCCTGCTGAATCCGTATGATGGCTGTATTGATATACGTACAGGTTGTACATCTGAATCAGATTCCATAGTATCCAGTAGAATAGGTAATCTAGATGGAATTACTGATACAGATTTTGGGAAACTGTCTGGTGATGGACTTTATTCTAATAATGCTTATCTGTCTGGTGCAATAAGAAACTTATCTGGAAAATGGGAATTGAAAGATGATGGTTCTGGTAAGTTGGCAAATGGAAATATTAGCTGGGATACAAATGGTAATCTAAACTTAAAGTATGGTACGAGGAAGGAGTTTAAAACTATAGATATTGATGATTATGATTTTGCAAATGCATTTGAAGTTGATTTAAAGGATGGGTTGAATTTCTTCTTTACGAAAAATAAGGATAATGACCCTAGAACAATAATATTACCTTGCAGTGATACATTTATAGGGCTTGAAGTTGAAATGATATTTAAGGGAAATCCCGGTTTAATAAGGATTGAATGTACAAATAATTATGCGTTTATGTATAATGGGCAAGATGTACGCTACATTTCAATCGGACATTATCCAAGACGATTAAAATTAGTTGCAAGAAAATATAATTTCTCAACTAAGGGTATGTGTAGTTGGTGGATTGATAATGCAGCAGAGTTTAAAATCAGTAGTGATGGTACATTTGCAGGAACATTCAGGTCTATTTGAGTTTATGAATCAGCAACAAATACAATTAATAATAGCCTGCATACTGGTTGTCGTAGGTATAGGATTACTGATAGCAGGATTTTGTGTAGTACCTGTAGGTATCATACATAGTTCTATTCTGGTAGCATTTGGTGAGGTGCTTACTTTCGTTGGAGCTTTATTTGGAATAGATTATCATTATAAGAGTAAATAATATTAGCCTGTAGTCTTGATTGATTACAGGCTTTTTTTGTACCTTTGCAGCAATTCCAGATACCTAATGTGTTAGGTCTGAAAGGACATATTAGTTAACGAAGAGCGTTTTAAATATTATTCTTAATCTGAAATCTCGACAATTTCAATCTCCAAGAATAATAGGCAAGAACGCTCACGTCAATGTTATATACCTATCTTGTTAAGATAGTCTATATATCGTTTGGCGTGGGCTATTGTTTATTATTTGGAGATGGGCAGTCGAGAGCCTCAGATTAGATAATATTCAATAGTTCCCACGTATTCTATGCTAATATCCTAATCTCTTATTCCGTTTAACAATAAATTAACTTCTCGTTCTTTTTCCTTTCTATAACTTCTCGTTCTTCATAATATTTGTATGTATTTTGATCATATGGTACTTTCTTCCTGACTAATGCCACTATGATTCTTATGAGTTTGTTCTTGACATTATTTAAAGCCACTTGAGGCTTCTTTCCCTTACTAATCAGTCTTTGATAGTAATCTCTAATTTCGGGATTATATATTTTGGCTATATGAGCTGCTTGTCCTAATAATGATTTAATAAGTTTATTGGCGAAATGGCTTGTATGAGCAGGTGTATTTACACTCGTTCCGGATTGTTTACCAAAGGGGGCAACTCCATAATAGCATGCAATCTTTCTTGGGTCATATCCGAATTTTTTGAAGTTGTTTGTGTAGACCAACATACAGGTTGCGTTTTGCCTGGCTACGCCTTTTATTGAGGTTATAATAGCATAATTTTCTTTCAGTTCCTCATCCGCCTCTATTATGCTATCAATGGCCTTATCGCATTCGGCAATTGTTTTGTTTATCTCCGCAATAAGGTGTTTGCTCTTGCGGTTGATGAAGGATATTGCTTTTGACTTGTTTGATTGTGATTTGTCCTCTTTTCGTAATTCCATTGCCACTCTTTGCCCAACTAGCTTATGCCTATAGAGGAAAATCTCCCTTAGTTGCGCAAGGGATTCATTCAATGGTTCAAAGGGTACAACCTTGTCCTGTTGCCTCCATGCGTATTCAGCAATGATTGCTGAGTCCGCCTTATCGTTTTTCACACGCTGGATACCACTGCTATGTTTTATGGCGTAAGCGTTCTCAATCCATATGTCATAGCCTTTTCCGTAAAGCCATTTGCTCAGTCCTATACTACATGAACCTGTGTCTTCTCCACAGAATAGCCATTCCTCAGCAATTGTATTCCAAGCGTTTGTTTTAACCCAATTACATAACTTGCGGTAGCCCGTAGTGTTATTTGGGAAACACCCATACTCACGGGAGCCTATTTCGTTCATTCCACATGCGAGAATTATCGTCGCGTCAAGTTTCTCCTTTGAAAAATCAATTCCAATAAATAATTTTTTCATATTTTTGCTGTACTTTTCTAAGACTGGTAAAAGCTGTTTGAACTCTAAACTCTAAATAGGCTCGCAACCTTGATATTCTATCGGAGCTTTGCAGCTTGGCGGAGAGAGGCCGTTACGTGGGCTAGCCTCAAGTGCTTTCTCTTTTATGGTGTCCTCTTCCCGCCTATCAGTCTTTATCTTAATACAACAAAGATAATAAGACTGATATTTTCCTGATAAGATGCGGAGGTAATTATTCGTCTCGCTTGACTTTTTTAAAATAAATTTCCGACCTCTTATCTATTAACTGCAAACTTAGAGCTTTTCTCATTGTATAATACTATCCAAAGGGAACAGGGTAGATAAAACGATATATAACTACGAATCAGACATTAAGAAACAACTTTTGCTACTATCTTTTAAGTAGCTAACTCAATTTTTGAGCAGCTTATACTACAAATTAAATTATTAACAAAAAGATTATTTACAGAATATGAAAACATTTAGATTTTTTGCGACTTTATTGGTTATTACTTTATGTGCAGGTTTTACTTCTTGTAGTGACGATGATGAAGAAGAAAATTCAGTCGAAATTTCTTTGGCTAATCTTCAAGGTACTTGGGATATGATTAAATGTTATGGTTGGGAGTATGATGACAATAATCAAAAGGAGAATTGGACAGAGGATGTCTCTGGAGAATATATCTTCTTTGAAGATACAGACGGCAATGGAGGATATAGTGACGGTAGCCATACTTATTATTTTGCAAGTTCTATTAATGGTAATAAGCTTATTTTGAGAGATTCTGGTTGGTTAGCGGGTAAGTCGATAACGATAACTAAACTGACTAAGACAGAGTTACATATTACTGCTACAGATGAGAATTCAGAAGAAAACTATGAGATGATAAAAAGGTAAATCATCCTATCGTGTATAGAAAGAACAGCATTTGAAGAAATTCATTTGCTGTTTTTTTATTATCATTGCAAACAAAAACACTATGAAGCCAGTAGATAAGTTCTCAATCCAGTATAGCGAGTTGCTAGAGTATATATATCCAGTGACACAAGAATATTTCCCTGATTTTGATTATGATGAAGAAACAGGACAGACATATATATTGCCGTCACAAACGCCAGATACTTTTAAAGGAAGGTACAACAGAGGAATATTGAAAGGCAAATTCTCGTTTGATTCATACATAAAGAATAACGAACTTCAAGAATTGCTTGCCGTATTGGGATTAGACGCTGAAAAGTTTTGGTATCTATTGCTTTTCTGTTATGATTGCAGTTGGGGTAAATGTATGGAAGGTATAGAAATAAAAGAATCCCCTAAAGAACAGATAGAAAAACTTGTTAATGCTATCAGTGAGGATTATAAAAGAGATACTCCGTTTGGTGCAGTCTTTAAAAGCCCAATTTGTATTACCTTGAAAATAGGTAGGAAGAATATCGTGATAGATAATAAGACGGCTATTGCTAGTATAGCGAAGTTTTGTGCAGACGGATTGGAAACAGTAAATTCAGACCAAATGAATACTGGTAACGTTGATTTGAGTAATCCACATACTGAATCATTCTCCGTATTCGCTTATTATTTCTCACAAATGATTATCACTGCCTTGAATTATCAAGAACAGGTAAAAGAAAAGAGAAAGAAGGG